ATCATCGGGCAAAGCCTCAGCCTCTGTAGAGTTCTCCCAACTCTCAAAGTCCATCTCCCCATACTTAATGATGACCTTCTTGAACTCAAGACGGGGCAACTGCTGAGGACTATAGGTTCTATAGGTTCTGCTCCGTAAAGTCCCCTTAGAGAGGGTGTTCAACCGATTACAATAGTTTCCGCTGGAGAACCGATAGAACCTATAAACTTTTTTTTGTTGGCAATGAAGAGAATGCCGTATGACTTGAAGAAGGCAAGAGGCAAGAACTTGTATTGGGTGATTACGAAGGGAACGAATAAGAAGCACAGTAAAGAGCCATTACCTCTTGAAAAGGCGATTGCTCAAATGCGGGCGTTGTATGCGAATGTTCCGGATGCCCGAGGCAAAGGTCTTAGCCCTTCTGACCAGTTAGAGATAAGTAAGACCACCTACGGCAACGCAAAGCCCAAGATAGGAAACGCTCAACTAATGAAAGAAACCAAGACATTAAAGTTCTACAAAGAAGGCAACAATATTATCATTGGAGTGCGTGGGACGAAAGATTGGAAAGATTGGATAAGCAACTTCAGTCTTGCCGTCAGAGACAAATCAATCTTTAGAGCAACTCCTCGTATCACTGAAGACATCGCAGAAATCAAAGAGTTTNAAAAACAATATCCNCCGAGCCAATATCACTATTCGGGTGTCGGGCATTCACTTGGCGGTGCGGTCGTTGATGAACTGATAGACCAAGGTTTGATTAAGGAAGGACGCTCATACAATCCAGCAGTTCATTTAGAAGACCTCCATAAGGGCGTTGATAAGAACAAGCGTGTGTATGAAGAGAAAGACCCTCTGCGTGTTATTGGATTGCTTGCTGGGCAGAAACAAGGAGACCTTGATGTGCGTAGAAGCGTCATTGGAAGCGAAGACCCGCTTGAGCATCACAAAATCAGCAATCCGGCTTTTGAAGGAGGTGGCAAGGGACACAGTAAGATGCCGATTAGTTCTGTTCCTCCAGTAGAGACTTCAACAAAACAACGCAATGAAAACACATACTTTGAAAAGAAAGGCGACCCATTTTTAGTTATTAAAAGTGTTAAACCAGATGGTGAAAAATCCTTCGTTCAGTTCTTTACACCAGAGGACTTCTTCAAATCATATCGTTGGGAAACAATAAAACAAAGCGACCAGTATAGTCATCACAAACAACTTTTACTTCTTGCTAAAGAATGGAGAAAACTAAATGACAAGCCAGAAGTTGAAGAAGAAGAAGAAGGAAGCGGATATGGTGGTATGATGCCCTATGCTGAACATAAGAAGAAGATGAAGGAGTTGCGTGAAGAGAACCTTGCGAAACAACGAGCCAAATCAAACTTCTCCCCTATTCAAGTGCCACCACCGCCTCCTCCGCCTCCGCCACTGAAGTCTAATCGCAAGATTGTCTTTTCCTATTATCGCACTGCTCCTCCCGTCTTTAAAGGCGAAGGCATTCACGGCAAGTTCCATCAGCAGATTATCCAAGCGGGGATGACGCCAGAGAGTTATATGCGTGCCATCTTGAAGAATGCGAAAGCCAATGGCTATGGTGAATACACCGCAGACATTGAGTTTAGTGATGATGATGTTCATAAGTTGATGATTAAGACTGAGATTGATGGGCGGTCTCGGACTGAGCGGTTTGGACGGGTTGGCTACGGAGACTTTGTGTTGTGGAACCACTCAAATCCAGAAAAGGCTCAGTCAAAGAAGGATACTTTTCATCGGTCGCACGAAGCGATGAAAGGTAAGTGGCGTAATGACCCGCTGAGCCCGAATAATCTTTCGCTTCATATACTGTGGTAATCGTTGCGATATGCTTGAGGTCGGGTTGCCAATCTTTAATGTTTATAGACGGCTTGATTTTGCCACTGCGAAGGAGCATACCTCCGCTAATATCACTACAGTAGAAACGATATGCGTCGTGTATTGTTTCTAATGTATTACTCATTCTATATTTTGTCGGGGGATTTTATTTAGCACATCCGAGCGTGTAGACCTTTCTTGCCCATTCCAGCACCGGTGCCAGCACCAGCACCAGCACCGCCCACCTTCGGTGCGTCGGGGGTCTTGGTTAGGCAGTTCGCAAGGGACGCTCCCATTCCAGAGCCAGTCCAGCGGGCAAGCATCGCACGAGTGCCCGTCGGGGCAGTCGGGGCGGAGATGATGTCTTGCTCTGAAAGCACGCCCTTGATGATACGGCTTGAGCCACGGATGCTCTCAAAGAAGCCACTATTGACCGTGATGACAAAGAGGGACATACTCGGGACTGACACCGCCGTGTTGTTCTTAACTTGTAAGTTGAACTGGAAGGTGAAGTTGCCAACAAGCGACGGGGCTTGTCCAGTCTGGAGCGTGATGTCCTTGCCGGGCTTGAGGACAAGGAAACCGCCCGTAAGAGCGTGGCGACCAGAAGCACCCGCAGTTGTCGTAGAAGCAGTCGTGGCGTCGCCGGACGCAAGACCCACTTGCTGGGTTGTAACAGTTGTAGAAAAGTTGGTGCCGGGAAGAGCAGAGCCCGGAGGAAGCATACCAAGGTATGAAGAGTTGCCCGTCGTAGCAGAAGCAAAGCCACTGTGGGCAAGACCAAGCCACTGGGCATATGACATATCAAGACCGTTATGGACTGACATCTCGTATAACTGCTCCGCACTCGTTGAGGAGAGAAGACCAGAGAAGTTGTCAAAGTTTACACTGAGCGGGTTATTCACGGCATCCATAGCGGAAGCGGGCGGGAAATACCAATCACCTTGAGACGGGTCAAGAGCGTTTCCTACAATGTTATTTACAGTATATGCCGTGGGCTTGGCATAGATGATGAAAAGGTCGGGGATTTGCGGAAGTGTAATCGTCTGCGACTGTAACTGGGCAACCGCACCGGCGGCGGTGGCTTGTGTCAGTGTCGTGATATAACGGGGAAACTCCATATACGGCACAACTGACTTCGGGGGCAGAGGCACATCAAGAGACGGCGTTAGGAAGATTACATTCACACGAGAAGCGGAGAAACCACCAGAGCCACCCGATGTATTGAGGGTGACACCACTGACAGTGCGTGTAGTAAAACCAGCAAGGTCTGCCGTAGGGTTATTACGGACTACACGACCAACATCCGTCTGTAAGTTCATAATCAACTGGATGTTGTTGATGCCAAAGAGACCAACATCAGCCTCGTGGATGTCGGAGAAGACAAACGGGCTGAGAACAAGTTTCTCTGTTGAGCGGAAACGAACATAGAGAGTATAGACGGCTGAACTCGTGGAGGCAGTCATACCCGTCGCCCAGATGGGGACACCATAGGCATCAATGCCATAGTCGCCGGCGGCGAAGTTCCAAGCGGGCGTCGCACCCGTGTAGTTGGCACCAGCAGAGGCGGCGGTGAAATAAGAGGCGGCACCCGTAGAGCCAGTAATCCAGCCAATCGCCTTCTGGGCAGTTGTAGAGCCACCCGTGATGCCAGAGCCACGCAGAGGAGTGCCGTTCTTCTCTGTGAAGATTACATCGGGAAACGCACCGTTCGGCACAAGGTCAGTCGCAACTGAGCCTTGTTCATAGCCAGCAATAGGATTGCCGACGCAGTTGGCGGCGTCGGAATAATAAGCATACTTGTCTAACATCGTCGGGCACTGACGCTGGCGACGATTGTCCTTGAGGTCAGTCAGACGAAGAACCTCCTTGAGAACATCTTGGGAGTTGATGACCGTCGTGGTGTCGTTGATGGTCGCCGTGACCGTAGAGCAAAGGGAGTTCAGAGGAAACGCCGTTAGAGCAAGGTCAACGCCAAAGTTCGCAATGCGTGTGCCATCTGAAACCGCACCACCCGCTCCAGAAACAAGCGTCACCGGGACTGAAAGATAGACTTGGCTCGTCCAGTGAAGACCACGGTCAACGAATACATTCTCGGAAGGAACATAAATGTTGTAGGTGTGCTGGGATGAGGTCGCCGAAATGGCGTTGAACGGAGCGTTCGTTAGGGAAAGAGCACCCTTCTCTACCGCATACTTGGGTCTCTGCTGAACAATGCGGGTGTCATAGACCGCCAACTTCTCAATATCCGCTGACATTCGTATATTGAGAAGAAAGATTTTATTTTGGCTAAACTATTCACTTGGAAGTTCTCTCGGCTTTGTCGCCGATTGTCTTTCGCCGGAACATACACTTTATAGAAACAGAGGAGAGATTATACATCTGAAGAGGGATTAAGTTGCCCGTAAGCCTATCCTTCCAAAAGACTTGGATGTCAATGGTGCGGATGTCTTGGTTGTGGGCAGAGAAGTCGGAGAGACGGTATTCGGCTTGCGGGGCGTAGTAGATAAACTGCTTGTAGCCTTCCGCACCCGTAGATGACTGGTCAATCGCAATATCAGTGACGATAGGTTGGAAAGCAGACTGTGATGTTGCCTTTGAAGTTGAAATGTTGCCCGTGCCAAGAACAATCGGCTGACCTACGGCTTCTGATTTCACCGGGAGAAGTGTGCTCGTGAAAACAATAGAAGCAACTGGAGACCACAAAGCACTTGTGCTCGGGAAGTCTTGAATATTGTTCCAGAAATACTTCTTGTAGTTAAGAGGACTGGAACTATAACTCGCACCAGCACCCGATGATGGAACATAGCCGGCGTTGGTGTAGTCAAGAATGTTCTTCCAAGCCTTTGTTGAACTCGGGAATAGAACTTCATATGAGTAGCCAATCGGAACTGGCACTAATGAGTTCACCAAGGACTGACCAATAGGTTGATAAGTATATACTGTGCCGTTTGTGATGCTCTGCGTTCCAGAGAAGGCTACATTGCCAACATTCTGACCAAAGCCCGTGCCAAGCGAAGCCGGAATAGGATTGTTAAAATACTTGTAGTCAAAAGTTCCAAATAGTCCGTTCATATTGGTATTGAAAAAGAGCCGGGCGAAGCCGTTGCCACCAACTGTTCCGCCCGTTCCACTGTTGGTTGCGTTGGTATTCACACGGTCTCCAAACCAATCTGTGTCGCCAATGATAGAGAATAACTTTGTTGTCGGGTCATAGGATAAGACTGGCGGTGCGAGATTGATGCCCGTAGATGATTTCAGAAAGCCTCCAAGAGTGTTCCAGTTCGTGTTCCAAGTGCCAAGACCCGTAGCACCGGCAGTGACGGCGGCGGNGTAAGCGTCGTAAAACGCATAATAGGTGTCGCAAATACAGCAAGTTGAAACTGGGCGACTTCCACTTGATGCGTTGTTATTTACATCTCCCGGGTTATACATCGTAATGTTCCATAAATCTACAAAATGCTGATAGGTCATTCCATAGTAATAGAGTGAAGTGACTTGCTGGGGACCACCATTGTCTTCTGTTATGGATGTCCAGAGGGGACTTGACACCGGAGTATTAACTGGAAGTCCAATAGCCCAGATTGTTGTTGAGTTAGGAGGAGGAGCACCAACGACACTTGTCTGTCCAGATTTTACATTGTAAAGAGTGCCGTTATAGAGAACTACACTCCCCGCTCCATAAACACTCAAGGCACTCCAAGAAGGCTGAGGCTGAACTTGATAAAAGCCACCAAAATAAGAGTTGTAAAGGGCATTGGGATATAAATAGGTGCTTGTGCTCAAGGTCTGCGTCGTCACAATGTCTCCTAAGTTATAAGTCGTAGTGGTAGAGAATGTGCCTTTAAAAGAAGGATTGGAAGGCGAAAGTGGCGTTGGAGCACCTTGAGGATTTACATTCTCGGGGGCATACTGAAGCCAACGAATAGTCGGCGTCGCTTGAAGTGTTAAAGATGTTGTCGTTGAGCCTAATGACAGAGGAAGCGTCAGTGCGACTGCCATTCCATATTCCGTCAAGTTTGGATTAATCTGTCCAGTGCCAGACTGAATGTTGGGAAGCCAAAGAGGCAAATCCTTGCCCGGTCCGTTCATTCCGAAACGAACGATAGAAAAGTAATAGTCCGCACAGTTCTTGACGAGTGCCGTATCACGGGTCTCATTGAAACGGATGGCTGGGTCAATGATGGACTGATTGTTGTTGCCACGGTCATCCGTCTCGTTGTTGATGATGTCTGCGTTATAGTAAATGTAATCGGGGGCATCCTTCGTTCCACCTTGGTATGTGAAAGCCATTCTATATTCTCTAAAGATATTATTTCCGTAGGGCTTTGAATGTTGTTCCCGCCACAAAGTCATCCGGAGACAGTTTGCTACGCTTAATCAGTTGCTCATAGTCTTCTAATGGCAAACGACTGTAAAGAAGTCTCGTTATACAATGACGCCCACAAGTGTTCATAGATGCTCCGACTTTCTGAAATCCGTGTGTGTTATAGATTACGGGCATTCCACTTCCTTTCAAAAGAGCAGTAAGAGTATTCTCGGCTTCGCCTAACTGTTCAAGCCGGGCTTTAGGAAGAATGCGTTTCTCTGCGTCCGGCTTATGCCCATACGGGTCAAAATATTCAATGTGGTCGGGTCTCTTCAACATCGCAATCCAATGACCCTCTGTCGGTCCAGTCGTTAAGATGAGCATCATACAACGACCTTTGGCATCAAATGCGTCGTGAATAGAGTTCATCTGCTTGAGTTGAGGATACGGAAAAATACTGGTCGCCCCGAGGCACTTTCGTATGTCAGCATCCGATAAGGAATAGTCTTCAACTCGTTTCAAGTCTTCCCTACTCATTCTTTTCTCTGCTTAGAAATAAGAATGAACAGTGCGTCGCCTTTTGCTACTGTGAAAGAAAAGAAGCCCCCCAAAGAGCCAAAGTTGCCCAAAGATGATGTGTGCTTTACGAAGAGCCACGGTGTTGCTGAGCAGAAAGTATCTCGGACGGGGGCTCGGGGACTACTGGGACGGACACCAATGGAGCATCACTTGCCGTGGCTCTCTGGATGGCTGGAACAGTTGAGGCAGTCTCGCTCATTGCCGATGAGCGTCGTGAAGGATGGGCTTTCGGGTTTGGCAAGTCTTTACTCTGCGGAGGAATGCCTATTGATAGTGGGCGAATGTCGGAAGGCTTTTGCTGAACGCTTTCGGGGCGAGACGGTAGTTGAAGAGGAGATGGAGACTTTGCTGGGAAATCTGCCACCGGCGGTTCAGCAAATACTAATATCTTCTCAAGACCCTCAGCCTCTTCCGGCATCGCCACCCCTTTTGCCAAGGCATCCTTTTGATATTGACGGCGAAACTCTTGAAGAAGTGTTGGCGGGAGNAGAGGACTGATTTCTGCCAAGCGGTCAATATTTTCTTTGGTGTATTTGAGGAGGTCGGTCGGCGACATCCGCTCCTCCCTCGGCAACGCCATCTCAATAGACAGAAAGCGGTAGAGTTTGGAATACTGAATAGCACTAATGCGATGTCCTTCGGCACGCTTGCTCCACTGAAAATAACTACCAACCGTCCCGAGCACTGAAACGAAAAGAGATGCCGTGCCGAGTGCTATGCTGGCAATCATTTGTTCGCCAGCAAACATAGACGCACTTCCAACTTGTAGGAAACCTACGACAGTTGAAAGGACGATTTGAGGAATGTCAATGAACTGCTTCTGACGACTATAAATCTCTTCCGCACGCTTGTGAATATAAGATAAGCCGTGTGCTTGTTCTCCGGATTTTACAAAGTAATCCTCAATCCGCTCATTCCACGATACTTCACCCAAGTCGGACATATCTGCTTGGGTCAAATATTTTTTATAGGTTCTATCGGTTCTCCATCGGAAACTATCCCAATCGGTTTGAGGGGTCTCCTAAGGGGACTTTACGGAGCAGAACCTATACAACCTATACTCCACGCTCCAGTCTCGCCTTGACTTCCTCTGCCGTGCCTTCTACCTTTACGACCGGTCCGAGCGTCTCTTCCTTCTTATCAAGAAACGGGCTCATCTCCTTCGCACCGCATACGAAATACCAGAGTTTGCCGATACGCATCTGTATCTTCCAACGCAAGTCCCGATGAACTGCTGAATACTGAACATAAGTCTCGCCAGTGGCTTCCTTCGCCATCTTCTCAATCTCATCCGCCTTATGCGACATATTGAGGATTTCCTCTAACAGAGCCTTGAGGTCTTCAGTCTTCATTATATTCTGGGACGGGATGTTTGTTTGGGTTTTTAACCGCATCCGTAAAGAATACTATTGCCAACTCCCTTCACGCAGAGTGAAAAGGCTGACTTGTTTGTGATAGACAAGAAGTTTCCAACAGATGAAGCCGGATATACAATATCCTTAGGAGCAACGGGTGTTAGACCAAGCCGTAGCACTTCCTTTGCTTGAAGGGCACACGCATTCGTAGCCTTCGCTAATGGAAGAGCCGGAGGTCTCTGCGACCATCCCCATTCAATCTCCTCCGCCTTACAATCTCCATCCACCATCGCAACTGATACATTGAAGTCAGCAAAATAGGAACTTGAAGCGACAAAAGGCATCTGCCATCCGCTTATCCAGAGGAAGCCCGTTGTGCCGGGAGCAAGTTGTAGAGTGTCCAGCCATAGACCTCCAGCCGGCTGAGCAGAAATAGCGACGACAGAAAAGCACTGCTTATTCGCTACACCAAGAGCCTCTCCGTAGTATTTTAATGACGCATCCACGGGAGGCAAAGGGGGTAGTAAGGACGAGATGACAATATCGCCTCGGAAAGCCGACAGTTGAATATTCTTGCCGGGTGCTAATGAAAGAACACCTTCGTTCTTGATGACTGGCTTCTGTCCATCGCTTACTGAAATCCCATCACCCGCTACGACTGAAACGACACCTTCATTGGTGAGTGTCGCCACGCCATCTGCCGTCTCAACACAAAGTGGCGAGGTTGTTCGCACTTCGTAGATGCCCGAACTGCTGAGGCTGAGATGACCATTAGTAAGCGTTGCGGAGATAGGCGTAATCGCAGAGACTGAATAAAGAGGAGCGGTGTTTGTCAGAAGGACATCCTTTGACCCCGTAGCAGAAAGACCTTCGCCAACGGCAACACTCAAAACGCCTTCGTTGCTGACGACTTCACCATTGACTGAAATACCTTCGCCTCCTACGACCTTCTCAACCGCTCGGCTACAAAGACGAAGAACGCCATCATCAAGAGACGCATCCAAAGCACCTTTCGTCTCTACACTCTTGAACGGTGCGGTATTCTTTACGACCACCTTCTGACCACCACTGACTACGACACCGTCGTCTCCTTCTACGCTTAGAACTGCCGTCGTGCTGACTGTGTCTTCATCAACAACAATCCCAGCACCAGCCTTCAAATCAACTGACACCGTCGCAACTCCATCGGCAACGGATGTCTTGACACCCTTACTACCGACGACACTCTGAACAGCAGTGCTGACTAAACTCAAACACCCACTTGTTAGTGTCGCTAAAAGACCCACGGCAGACACACTCTTGAAAGGGGCAGTGTTGCTGACAACATCGCCTTCAATAGAAACGCCTTCGCCTCCTTGTAAAACTGTCGGAACGGCTGAAATCGTCTTGACTTTGTCGCCTTCAATGATGATGCCTTTGCCCGCTTCAAGACCGACCACGCCAGTGTTTTCTAAAGTGACAACACTATTGACCGTCTTGACTTTCAATCCAGTTCCTCCTTCAACAGAAGTCACTGCCGTATTATTAATCACAAGTGTATCTCCAACGGCAGATAGACTTACACCAACGCCTCCTACGACTGACTGCTTTAGCGTATAACCATCAGCCGGGTTTCCCTCCAGTTGAAGACCTACGCCTTCTACTTTCAGAGCAGTCTGTCCCGTCGCCACGGCTCTCCAACTGGGGCTTGGAGGTTTGTCATTTTGATTGGCTTCAACACATACATAGGTCACGCCTTGAAATACGACCTCATTATCCGGAACATAGTAGAGTGCTTGGTCCCAAGATGGCATTCTATGACAGTAGAAGATTTTATTTACTTGGCGAAACGACGCCAAGAGCCGTCTGAACTTGCTGAAGCAGTAAAGTCGTCTCGGCGTCGTGCCTACGCTGATATTCCACGGCAAGAGCCTCAAAAGCAGACTTCACTGAAGGGTCAGTAGCACCGGATGCTTCTCTTTTCATCTCTTCTACCTTGTAAAGCATTGCGTTCAACGCCATCATCTTCTGCTGAACAACGGCAAGAGGGCTCTGCTGATGAGGAGCGGACATTATACCTTAAAAGGAGATTTTATTTAACTGAACGGACCAACGGCAACCCAACTGAACAGAATATTTGTAAAGGGTCGTGTAGGACTTGAGACAAAGACAGTGAACTGTGATGAGTTGACAGAGTATTGAGACCAGACTGTTGGGTCCGTCACTATGCTTGTTGATTTTTCAGTCACTACGACTTGATAAAAGTTGCCAGCACCCATATTGTAAGACATACTAACTGTGACACTTCCTTGACCGGCGGCGTCAGTGTAAATAACATCTTGCTGGGCTTGAGTAAGCATAATAGGTTGGGTCGGTATGCCACTTGTGCTATAAACTGGTTGATTATCAATACTATAGAGAGCATTTGTGCCTACGCTCAAATGACCTTCATTCGGAGTGCTTTTCAATATGATGTAGCCAGTTGCTCCTAAAGTATAAGTCGTATAGGGTGATGTAAAAAGCAGACTTGCGGATTGAAAGTCAATGTAGTTAGAGCCGACAACACCTACATTATTGGCTAAGATGTTGAAGTTTGTATTTCCCGTCATTGTGACATAGGGTGCGGTCATAGCAAAGTTGTATCCAGATGTGAAAGACACATTAGCAGAAGCACCGGGTGCGTTAAATATCATATTGGCAGATGTTGCGGGTGCGTAGACTGTTATATCTCGGAGACCAGTCAAGAACGCATCTTGACCCGAGTTGATGTTAATGTCGTGTCCGCCACTTGAAGGTGTCGTCAAAAATAAAGCATCTGAAGACAGTGTAATGAACTTACCCCCCGTGGTGGTTTGAATAGTTATAGTAGCAGACAAACTTGTCAAAGATACATCTTCTGTTGTGTTGATTTCAAGATAAGAACTACCACTTCCGTTCTGAAAACGCTTCAAATAGCCGTCCGCACCACCGACTACAATCCCACCATAGTTGTTATACACTTGTGTGGGGTTTTCAACAGTCCCTTGACCCAAGTCAATAACACCACTTGCTGATAAAGTTAAAGACGCAAGATTGGTTATAGCACCCGCAGATGCGAATGACATATTCTGGACATTAAGAATGCTGAAATAGTTCATATCCAAGTCAGAAGTCGCCAATGGGACATAAGTAGCAGAAGCCGAAATCACATATTCATAGGTGGCTGGATTAGTAATCGTCACATTCGTTCCAGCAGTTAAACTCAAAGGGAAGTTCGTATATCCATTGATGGCATTGACATTGTTGATGTTGCCAGTGCCCATATCCAAAACGCCACCAAGAATATAAATGTTGCCAACATTGTAAAGGTTTTGACTGTTAAAGTAGCAATGAGCATAAAAGTTAAAATAGGATGCTGTAAGTTCAGCAGACCCATACGCAGTTAAATAGTAGGTTCCCGTGGTTGCGTTTATCACTACATTACCTTTTCCAGTCAGATTAGCATCATTAGTCAATACAAGAGATGTTCCAGTGCCGGTTTGTAGCGTCGTTGAAGGCGATGTAAGAGTATATGATGTTGTTGCGATTGTAGTGTTAGTGGCACTTTCTAAGTCAAGATTGCCCGAATACGCAAGCAAAAGGATATTGTTCCCCGAGTTTAGTTGGAGATTTGTTCCGAAGTTGATTGTTGTGAAATACTGAAGTCCAATAGTCAAATAGCCGACAGTCCCTCCATATATTGTGGCAACATTGCTTATAGAATAGCCCGCCATATTCAAGTTTGTTGTCGCCAAGGAGACAAACGACGGTGTCAAGGATAGATTTACAAATCCAGTTGAACCCGAGATTGATAATCCAGTGCCACTTGTGACAGTAAACTTTGTGACGCCAGTGTTTTGGATTGTTACATTTCCACCAACAGTATTCGCACTTATGCCCGCTCCCGACCCGGCGACAGACAGAACCCCACTATTAGAAAGTGTGATAGACCCCGTCGCACCCGTTGTAGTTATTCCACTGCTTACGGCAATCGCAGTCACTCCAGTGTTATTCACAACCACTGCTCCAGTTGTCGGCGACACGCTAATGGCAGTTCCTCCACTAACACTTGAAACACCCGACGACGCAGTTGAGTTGATTGTCACTATTCCCGTGCCACCCGCTGGGCTAAGACTGATGTTTGTCCCCGCTACGAGTTGCGACACTCCACTTGACCCCCCACCNCCTCCAGCCGGCACTGGCGTCCAATAAGTCACATCCGATGTTGGAATGATGTTGTGATTAGGCGGAAATGTCTTGACAGTGCTGATGTAGTATTGATTGAGATAGGCGACGATTTGTGTCGGGACATAATAAAGTCCTCCATCCCACTGCGGAGCAACCCAAGGCAAGATTGTGCCCGTAAGGTTGGTAGAAACATTCCAATAAGTCGGATTAGACACGGGAACAGTATTGTGATTTGCTAAAGAGCAAATATAAGTCAGCCCAAGATACTGAACGATGTTGTTCGGCACATAATAGATGCCAGCATCCCACGCAGTCGCACTCATTCTCTTGTAGTGGGAGATAATAGTCTTGCGAAGCAAACCATATAATACAAATGGGAAAACTGAATATTAGCACTATAGGTTCTATAGGTTCTCCAACGGAAACTATTCCAATCGGATGAACACCCCTCCTAAGGGGACTTTACGGCGTAGAACCTATAGAACCTATACGACTAATACTCCGATTTTTCTTCATTATTATACGCTCAGCCGTTCAGAAGCCGTGCGTGTTGCGACGAGACAAGCCACTGCGGGTAGTGTTTATAGATACAAACCCACCGTCCCATCTTCTTGAGGTCTCTAACATCGTCCTTGCTCATCCCTATATGCGTCTTAAGCAAGTAGCCGAGGGCGTGGAAGGAAGTTGCCATAGGATAGACGACAATATGGGTGGCTTCGTTGAGAAGGAGACGGGTTTTCTTGTAGTTAGTAAGGTAATGTGACAGACATAGCATAGTTGTGTTAGTATGGCGACCCATAGTTGCCAAGTCATCTATTAACTTATGAACAACTTTTTCGTGCTTGCCCGTGAAGGTGTCGTAGTCGTCAAAGATGACCAGACAGTCTTTGAACTCATCTAACTCTGGATAGTCCTCAATGAAGGTCTCAATGTTCAGTCGTATAGGTTTTGGCTCCATCTTGTCCAATGTGTTGTCTTCACCCAGTTTGGAGATGAGATACACTTCTCGGTCTGGGAAGAACTTCTTGTAGCATTCGGCGATGCTCTTGGCGATATACGACTTGCCAGAGCCGGACGCACCAGCAATGTAGAAGACTTCACGCCGTTTAGGGTCTGGCGAAGGAATGAGTTGAAACTGCCCTTGGTCGCTAAGTTCCACCGCAGTATCCTTGAGGTCATCGTCTAAAATACGAGAATATAATGCCTTGCCGATTGCCGTTTCTCCAACCAGTTGGTCGGGGGATAGGTTCTTATGACGGGCTTCCTCCAGCCGACGCATCAACATCGCCCTATCCGCACCTTTGACATCTCGGAGTTCCGTAGCATAGCGTTGGGCTTGGATTGGCTTCAGACGCTTCTCTCCTTTCGGTGCGTCGTCCGTGTGTAAATAAAGTGCTTTCCCATCGTCCTCTCCGTCTTTTACCACCGCAATCGGAACTGCTCCCTTGGATTTCTGAAAACTGAGACCGGGCATCTATAGTAGTAGCAAAGATTTTATGAAAGTCTTTTCTACGCATATAATACACTTTTTGAAACCACTTATCATATCCGCCGTAAAGAAAGATTTTTACTTCGGCTGGATGAGGTCTGATGGATTATTAAGAAGGGGATATGAAGAGAGAAGATTGACAATGTCATTCCATCCATCATCGTTAGGCAAGACGGATGGGCGTGGGACATCGGGATAGGTCGCATCCCCCCACGGACCACTACCGATGGCAATAGTCCCCTTGGTGTTCATCACACGAGGGCGGGGCTTAATGTTCTGCCGTCCAAGACGCTTAATCTCTTTGCTTATGTCATCAACAATCGTTGCGAGTGTTGGATAGTCTTTGCTTGAGTATTGTGCCACACCATAGTCATTGGTCGGCTTTTGGTCTTTCAACTGCCTTGCGATATACCCCGCTTCATCAAGATGGGCTTTATCCACCATTGGGCTTTCAACTTCTCCTTTGATATTTGTCTTGCCTTTCATATTCTTATTAAGCCAGTTGTCAATGTCGTAGTAGAGTTGCCGATACGCAAAGCCACGAAGACTGTCTCTATTGTGCCAGTAGTGTGATAAGTCTTGAAAGCGGTCTCGGTCTCGGGTCATCTTCGCAGTCAACTTGACGACTTCTGGGTTCGTTTCATCTTTGAAATAATAAGTCTTGACATTTTT